CAAAGAAAAACCTGAGCCTAGCCCTGCCCCTCCAACACCCCCCGAGACAACTCCCCCACCGCCTCCTTCTCCCGAGCCCGAGCCCGAGCCATCCTTGCCTGACACTTCTCCGGAAAAGCCATCATTCTGGAAAAAAAATATAGCATGGATAGTTATGGGATTTTTTGTATTAGGATGTCTGGGTGTTTTTATCTACCACCAAGCTACTAAACCCACTGTTTCAGTCGAAGAGTTGGAGCGTAAAATTAATCAGGATTTTGATTACCTAAAATGAAGGACAACGTAAAAACAGTAGAGATCGTACAAAAAATCGATAGCGAGTTCATTGTAGAGCTTTATAAAAAAGCTCAGACGAAAAAGGGAGAAGAGCGCATGAGGCTTGTAGAGCAAGCTTTTGTGCTCAGTAAGCACATTGGAAAGTATCTGACTATTAAAGTGTAATAAATATTATGGAATATAATGAATTTGTATTACTCGGAATTGGGGCAGCCATTTCAATAATTGGATTTTTCTTAAAAAAAGAGAATCAAAGATTAGTAGCTTTAGAAAAGATAATACATGAAATTAATTTAACCTTGTCTAAAAATGAAGCTCTGGATGTGGAGCGCTGGGCATCCGCCAACAAAAGACTAGAAGACCGGCGTGCAGATATTAGAAACCTGTACCAAATGCTTCAAAAGAAAAAAGATCAAGAATAAATTAGAAAAGCTCCGGGTTTCTCATACTATAAGTATATGAAGCCTGAAGATAAACAAGTAATATCCCACGTAGCGTCTAACATTTTAAACACGTTTAATATAGAGCAAATCTTTCAAATTTGCCGTGATTTTGCGTATATTAAAGCTGAAGCTTATTATGAATCCTTAAGCACCGAAGATAAGAAGAAGCTCGAGGAAAAATAAAAGACGTTATTGATTCTCAACAGGAAACCCAACCTTCTTGAATTTCATAATCATGGATGTATGTCCATGGTTTATAGTGCGGGTGCAATAAAAATTGTACTCAAGAAGTTTCTGCTCTACTATTTGGTGATAAATGGAGGGAAGATTAATGATCAGAATTTGTGGGTCGCCGTTTTCGTCTAGCTTGGCCGGTATAAACTCATAAGCAAACTCCCAGCAGAAATTACTTATCGTTTCCTTCACAGCCAAAGTCTTTTACTAGCTCAACTACTATCTCCAGTTTTCCTTCGAGCATTAACTCGGCTGGACTCTTATTGTCGTGCTGAGGTAACGGAGCATTTAACCAAACAGTTGCCCCATAAACGGTATGATGTTTTGCAATCGCCGTCATTATTTCATACTTGGATGGGCCAGCGTCCCCGAGGGAAAATTCTATTTTTCCTTTATCTTTTATTACTTTAGGTTTTCTAGGCTTTTGGCTCACAAATATATATACACTAATTAATATATTATATACTAAAAGAAGCACAAATCCAATAAAACATGTGTAATTATATCTAATGGCAAAGAAGCCCAAAATTGAGATCCCTCAATTAAAATCTACCTTCAGGGTTAACAATCTGAGGTTAACCGAAAACCAAAAGGTATTTCTATCTCTCGCTCTACAAGAAAAAACTAATATAATGTTTGTGAGCGGTCCTGCGGGGTCTACAAAAACCTATATGGCGGTATATTCCGCACTAAGGCATTTGAGCGCTGATCAAGATCTTGACTTGCTCTATGTAAGAACGGTCATTGAAAGTGCTGAAAAAGGCCTAGGAGCACTACCCGGAGACATTGAGGATAAATTCAATCCTTACATGATGCCCTTGGAAGATAAGTTAATGGAAATGATGCCCAAGACGAATACTGACAGACGAGACATGCTAGAGAGTGGGCGTATACAAGCAATGCCTATTAACTACTTAAGGGGTGCAAGTTGGAAAGATAAGATAATCGTAGCAGACGAAGCGCAAAACTTCACCTTTAAAGAGCTAACGACTCTAGTTACTAGACTTGGTGTTAATTGTAAACTTTTTATATGTGGAGATTTCATGCAAAGTGACATCAATGGAAAAACAGGATTTAAAAAAATGTTTAAGCTTTTTGATGATATGGAAAGTCAAAAAAAAGGAATCCACTCATTCTCTTTCACCAAGGAAGACATTATGAGAAGTCCCTTGCAAAAATTCATAATAGGTAAATTAGAGCAACAATTGGTGTAATACCTCTTAATGATGGAAGGTTTTTATACTTTATTTGCTGCTGCTATTTCAGCGACTGCTACTCTGGCAAGCGTTTGGCTTGGAAGAAAAATAATGTGCAAACGTAAGCGTGATGCTATTGTTGACGAAACTATCCAAAACGGTAACGTATATACGGCGCTTGAATTTCTAATTGAGGAAGTGGGGGCTGATCGCGCATATGTTATGGAATTTCATAACGGAGCTCATTACTTCTCCGGTCGCGGGCAACAAAAGTTTAGCTGCACTTATGAAACTGTTAAAAATGGTATTAGTGCAGAATTTGGAAATTCTCAAAATCATCGTATCTCTAATTTCCATCATTATATAAATGAGTTGGTGAACGACGGCCAGTTCTCTTATACCGATATAGATCAAATACCAGATCCTGCATTCAAGACTCTTCTGAAAGACAAGGGGGTGTCTGCCATATTTAACGTTCCCCTTAAAACCCTTAATGGCAAGGTGATAGGAATACTAGGGGTAGACTATGTGAGGTCCTCTGAACCATTTAAAGAAGACATGCTCCAATTCATGAAAAGGCAGGCTCGAATAGTTGCTGGATACTTGCTTTAAATAAATTAATTGAATTTTTAGTCAAATTAGTGTAGAATAAGTGTATGAACTCTGAATTTTGTATGCAGTGCGGGTCTAAGGTCGAATTTGGTCTTACGGCTCCTAATTTCTGCCCGTCATGTGGATCACCTTTTAATGAAAGCGCTAAAGCGTCATCTGTTGACGCTAAGGTGGAAGCAGAGCCTATTTCCGAAGGCTCCTCTATTCCTCAGCTTTCTAAATTGGAGTACTCCCTAGGAGGTTCGGCTAAACCGCTTACTTTTGGTGATCTAGCCGCTCAAACTCAATCATCTTCGCAGCCTTACGAAAAAGCGCCTGCTAGACCAGCTCCCCCTACAGCCGAGGGAGAGGATATCTTAAAAGCCACCATTGCCGAATGTTCATCGGCTAGACAGCCAAAGGAACTTGGTGACTAAAAAAAAGTACTCTTATGAGGAAAAATATGAGGTCATTGAGTTAGAATTAAGAAAAAGACAAGGGAAGTGGTTTTTAACTTCCCTCGCATGGATAGATTTTGATGACGTTAAACAGATCATCAGGACACATATTTACAAAAAATGGGAGCAGTGGGACCAAGAGCGCCCACTTAAGCCATGGTTGAATCGAATCATTTCGAATCAACTTAAAAATATTCTTCGTAATTATTATAGTAATTTTGCTAAGCCTTGTCTTAGCTGTCCTTTTAATCAAAGCGGGATAGCGGAAGAAGGAGCTAAAGGCCTTTGTGGGTTTACTGCTAGCGGTGAGCAGTGCAGCGAATGCCCCCTTTATGCAAAATGGGAGAAGACCAAAAAAGCGGCTTATGATATAAAAATGCCGGTAGCCCTAGATTCACACGCCCATACTCTTTATAGTGATCGGTCCTCATCTTTCGAGCTAGAAAGCGCGCAAGACAAGCTTAATGCCGAAATGAAACTCGTCTTAAGCGAGAAGAACTATTCTATATACGTAATGCTTTTTATAGAAAACCTAACTGACGAAGAGGTAGCTAAAGAACTTGGTTATAGGACTACCGAAAAAGGAAGAAAAGCGGGGTATAAACAATTAAAAAACCTAAAGAAGCAATTCAAGGAAAAAGCAGAAAGAATATTAAAAACCAAAGACATCTTCTATGGACAAGATAAAATTAACTGACGAGCAACAAAAGTATATTGACGAAAACTATAAGGAGACTCCGAATCTCATAGAGTTAACGAAATCTGTGTTTATGGACACTAATCTCGATGGCAGGTCAAGAGAAGGTCGGGCAGTAAGAGAATATATGGCTGCTAAGGATTACAAGTATAAAACTACAAAACACCCTAAAGTAAAAGGGGTAAACTTAAGCGCTGACAATAAAGAGTTCATTCTCGAGAATGTAGATGGAGGTATGAAAGCTTTTGAGATAGCCACTCTTCTTTTTGAGGACAGAAGGATCACACCGTTGAGTAAAGAAACTTTAACCGTGGCGGAATTTATTAGTAAAAATGCTCCTGAACAGGTTCACCACGAAGATACGGCTCTAGGGCAGAAATACAAACCAGTGAAAGATCTGGGGGCTATTATAGAAAAAGTCAATTCCTGTGCCGATCAAACTTTCTCCGAGGAAAAGCTCACCGTACAGGTCAGAAAGAGCTTAGCGACGCTCCTTGGCTTCTTAAAAGCCCCTCGGCTGGTACAGACAATCAATAACTATACAAACAAAAACCATAGAGATCTTTTCGAGGCTGAATTCATTAGAGCGACATGGGATAAGCCCGACCTAACATCCGACGAGGTGAATCTTTATATCAACGTTTGTATCGATTACGTCAACTTGATGAATATACAAAAAGCAGTGGACAAACTTAATCTCATGTTTGAACAGTGCGAAGACCAAAGAGAAATGACTGTCAGGCTTGCAGAACTGCTCAAAACTAAGAGCGAGGAATATAACCAATGTGAAAAGCGCATGGAAAGCCTTATAACTAGATTAAACGGTGACCGAGCCAAAAGAGTTCAAAATAAACATCAACAAAATGCATCCATACTTAGTTTAGTTCAATTATTTCAAGAAGAAGAGGAAAGAGAGGTAATGATCAAGATTGCTGAGATGCAAAAAGAACTGGTTGAAGAAGAAGCGGACAACCTCGAATCGATGCCAGACTGGAAAGCTAGGGTTTTGGGCTTAAGAAAAGAAGATGTGATATAATGTCGGTTATTTGTAAAGAGTGTGGCAAGACCTTCAAAAGTGACAATGGTCTGCATCGGCATATCAAGGCTCATAATATGTCCGTCGCTGAATACTATACTAAGCACTACCCTAGAAAGAACAGGCTTACAGGGGATCCTCTACCCTTTAAGAATAAATTTGACTATTTCAATACTGACTTCTCTACCAGAGCACAACTAATCAAATGGTGTTATAAGGAGAACTCTGATAATGTAAATGAATACATACTAAAGCAATTAAAGAATAGAGTAGAACAAAAAGAATTAAAGTATGCACCTAACCATCTAGAAATAGAAATAAACAAATTACCCCCTATCGATGTATATAAGAGGAATTTCGGGGGTTATGGACAAGCCTGCAAAGAGCTTGGCCTTGAACCAATATATAATAAAGGCATAACAAAAGACTTTTTCCAGAAAAAAAATTCAATAGAAGAAATTCCAATCTATATAGACACTCGTGAACAGAAACCTCTTTCTTTCAAAAATAGCAAAGAAATGAAGCTAGACTTCGGAGACTACACAATGGGGGGCGATAACTATGCCTATACGTACGTTGACCGCAAAAGCGAGGGTGACTTCAAGGGAACCCTTGGCGGAGGCTTTAAACGCTTCCGTAGNGAGCTCCAAAGGGCAAAGGAGTTTAATTCTTATTTATATGTTGTTACTGAAAGCAGTATAGCCAATATACAGCGCAATAATAATTTTGGCCCGCATAAATCCAATCTTGCTTATTTATGGCATAACATGCGCTTATTAACTCATGAGTTTAAAGGGCATTGCCAGTTTCTTTTTACTGGTAATAGAGGCACTTCCGAATTAATTATTCCTAAGCTTCTTTATTATGGTAAAGAATTATGGAATGTTGATTTGCAATATTTTTTTGATAACTACGGAATAGAATAAAGTTATGACATGGATAGACGGTAAACAACAAGAAAGAAACAAGCACTCTACTGAGATCAATCAAGAGATCTTGGCAAAGAAGGGTTTCATAGAAGAGCGCGAAGCGAAAATACTTTTATATAAGTTTCTTCGAGCTAATACCACTTTTGCAGTTGATATGCTTAGTGGTGTTAAATTATTTCCTTTTCAGCACATGGCCGTTAAGGCCATGCTTGAATCTGATTATTTTATGGGAGTATGGTCTCGTGGTATGTCTAAATCTTTTACTACGGCAATATTTGCATTTCTTGATGCCATCCTGAACCAAGGGGTTGAGATAGGCATTATATCCAAATCTTTTCGTCAGGCTAAAATGATATTTAAAAAAATAGAAGATATCCTAGCTAAGCCTGAGGCCGCGATGCTTGCACAGTGCGTTACCCGCAAAGCTAAGAATAATGACCAGTGGACTCTAGAAATAGGCACCAGCCGTATTCATGCATTACCGCTAGGTGATGGTGAAAAACTTCGGGGCTTTCGCTTTCACCGAATTATTATTGATGAGTTTTTATTGTATGCCCGAAAGAATTTATAATGAAGTTATAGTCCCATTCCTTTCGGTTGTTGAAAATCCAACAGAACGTGAAGATCTTTATAATTTGGAGACCAAGATGATCGAGGAGGGAAGAATGACCGAGGAAGATCGTCATGTGTGGCCGAATAATAAACTTATCATGTTATCATCGGCGTCTTATAAATTTGAATACATGTACAAACTTTACGATAAATTTGAGAATCTAATCCAAGGCACTATTCCTGAAGACGGTAATGCCCATAGGACTATTATGCACTTTAGTTATGACTGCGCTCCACAGCAACTCTACGATCAAAACCTTATAAACCAAGCTAAGGCTAGTATGAGCCAAAGCCAGTTTGACAGGGAATTTGGAGCGGTTTTTACTGATGATAGCTCGGGGTACTTTAAAATATCCAAGATGGCTAAATGTACTATCCCTGACGGACAATCACCTTGTGTGGAAGTGGCTGGAGAACCGGGAGATAAATATTTATTGGCATTTGACCCTAGTTGGGCTGAAAGTGAGAGTAGTGATAATTTTGCTATTCATATGTTTAAACTTAATGACGAGTCGAGAACTGGTACTTTAGTTCATAGTTACGCTTTATCAGGCTCCCGGATGAAAGATCATATTTTTTACTTCCATTATCTGATGACTCACTTTAATGTAGTGGCTATTGTAGGGGATTATAATGGTGGCGTTCAGTTTATGAGTGCGTGCAATGAGAGCAGCCTTTTTAAGCAAAGCAACCTCAAGATAGGGACTATCTCGGCAGACCTTGATAAATTGGAAAATTATCAAGATGGATTGAGAACTGCTAAATCAGAATACAATTTAAGCGAAAATAAAATCTGTATACTTCGAAAGCCAACATCCCAGTGGATTCGAGGTGCTAATGAATTACTTCAATCTAATTTTGATCATGGGCGAATATTTTTCGGGGCCAGAGCTGTTAATGATGATTACCAGAAACAAAGGAGCAAAAGAATACCCATTAAAGAGTTAAGGTTTCTGCGGTTAATGGACGAGCAGGATAAACAGAGTAACGCTGCTAAAATGATAGATTTTGTAGAGCATCAAGTAGATATGATAGAAAAGACAAAGGCTGAGTGCGCTCTAATACAAATTAAGACTACGGCTCAAGGAACGCAGACCTTTGATCTTCCTGATAATTTAAGAAGACAGACAGGGCCAGAGAAAGCCAGAAAAGACTCTTACTCTGCTTTAGTATTAGGCAACTGGATGATCAAAACTTATTATGACATGCATAACATTGAAGAAAGTCATGCAGCCGCTAGCTTTACTCCTATGTTTATTGCTTGAAAGTCTAAAGTTGACTTTTAACTTTTAGTGGACTTTGGCGGCACTTTGGTGTATCATAGGATATGTCCAAACGTAAATATACTAAAAAGTCGGATTACTGGAATCAATTTCAGCCAAGCACTGAGAAGGAAAGTTTAGGCAGTGTTAAGCCTGAATCTTTGGAGGATTCTCCTGAGCCTATTTTAGCTGGAGACCCTTATTATACTCAAACAGCTAACGCCTTCACAAAGACTTCTAAGGCATATGATCGCAGTGGAAGCGGTCAAAGCAATACTTCGAGAACAACCACTCGAATGAACTCTGCTTTTGTTACCCCCAAGATCTGGAAGTATGCAAACATCAGAGAAGGAATGCTTCCTTATTACTATACCAAATTGGGAGCGGATGTAAGAGACTGCATACTTCTTTGCCAGAAGGCTTATGCTAATATTCCTATTTTTAGAAATGTAATTGACATTATGTCGGAGTTTGCTAACACCGAACTTTATATTGAAGGGGGGACAGAGAAATCTAGAAATTTTATAGACAAGTGGTTTCAAAAAGTAAAAATCTGGAACCTTAAGGATCAATTTTTTAGAGAGTATTATAGGAGTGGGAACGTTTTTCTTTATAGGGTTGATAGTAAGTTTACCACTGAAGACTTCGCTAAGATGTCTACTATTTATGGCTCGGAGTTTATGAAGCCCGGGCAGATACCTATTAAGTATATTCTTTTAAACCCTTATGATATTGCTACAGTAAGATCTACTAACTTTCATGGTCAAGTTTACAGAAAAATAAGATCGGAAG